ACATTGCCATGAGTGAAGATGTTTACATCAGGCGGCTGCTCAATGCGAACTTGAAAGATCACTTTGCCCTGATAGAAGTCTTGGTCGTCGACTGGGAATTGAAGTCTTTCGGCCATGTTTCGTCCTTATAAATAGTTCCAAAATATTTATAAGGAATGTTGTGGCTTATTCAGGGCGTTATACAATAAAAAACCCAGAGAAGTACGCTGGAGATCACAAAAACGTAATCTACCGGTCTCTCTGGGAGAAGTACTGTTTCAAATGGGCTGACACTAACAAAGACATAAAATCGTGGTCAAGCGAAGAAGTGGTGGTGCCTTATGTGTTTGATGGTGATGATCGTTGGCATCGATATTTCGTCGACATGAAAATCACGTTCAAGAATGGTAAGACTATTCTGGTCGAAATCAAACCGCACAAAGAAACAAAAAAGCCGGCCTATCCAGGCCGGCGTACAAAGAGATTTTTGAATGAGTCTATGACTTATGTTAAGAATCAAAACAAGTGGAAAGCCGCAGAAAAATATGCCAAGAAGAGAGGATGGCAATTTGTCATCTGGACTGAGCATGAGTTAGAGAAAATGGGACTCATGCCGAAAGCTCGAAAGAAGCTCAAGCCTTTTCCGAAGAAGAAGAAAGCTTGACAGCAACCAGCTCGTTTGCTTCTTCGTCAAGTTTGTAAGTATGTGTCCCAGACCACCGATCAAGAATGCGATCCAACATGCGCTCCATATGATTGAACATATCGCGTTGTACTTTGTTCATCTTCTTTTTGTCCATGTGGTCAACGATCGTGCCAAGAAGCCAAATCTCTTCTTGAATCGCTTGTGCTAGATCTTGACGAGCATCAGATTTTGGTTCATCTGACTCTTGAGCCGGCCAGGTAGGCTCTTTCAATACTACCTCTTCACTCATCGTAAAATTCCTTCACCTTGAGATATTCTTGATGACTTTTTGTGAGAATGCGATTGACACCAAAAATCAAATATGAGATCACGGCGAAGATCGGCAAAAGTATGATGATGGTGCCAAGCGATGTCGAGGTAATCACCCAAATGAACATAGCCAAGGCCAAGAGGCCAGCGAGGCCGGACGCAAACGCGATGATTTGCATCGACTTCAGCTTTTGCTTAGTCAGTGCCAAAACTCTTTCGAGCGGTTCTTGTGTCATTTCCTATTCCTCTCTATTTTTAGAATTTCTTTGGCTTGGGCTGGCGTGACGTAAAATCTTCGAGCGTCACATCTACCACATGTCGTGTAATAACCAATCCTCCAATCGTTCCACGAGTATCGATCGGCGTTGGCGTATCCAGCGTAATTGTTGTTCTCTGAATTGAAGTAGTCATAAGGATGCTCGAATCTATGACCAAAGATCGAACACAACAGCCGGCGGAAGGGAGTATTCTTGTGTTCATTCGGCGAATTTGGATTTATTGATGTGATGAACTCGTTCATGCTACCTCTGTCTCAAAATACAAAATTCGATAACTGATGCCGGCCAACTCAGCTGTCTTGGCTGCGTATGATTCAACCTCTTCCGGCGTGATGCCGTTCTTCTTCGTCCAGTTGAATTCGCGGATGCCCTCAAATCTCCCTGGCGAAGAAAAGATAACGATCCATTTCTTCATAGCTTTTCCCTCAATCGTAAAGAGGCATCTGAATGTCATCAGCCTCTTTCAGAGAGTAGATGAAACCGATCATCACCGGAAAGAAAATAGTCGAAGCGACTACGATAAGAAAACTCATTTGATGTTACTCCTCAGACATGCTGTCGTATGCGGGTTTGAAAACGAAGATCCCCACGAAGGTGGCAATAGCGACGATGATTGCTCCAGTGATCATGTTGTGCTCCTTTTCCTAATATTAGTATATCACATAGAAATAGCCATGTACACCATTTTTTGATATAAATATCATTATGACTGGACTCGTATCAAAACTCAAAAAAGAAGCTTTCATAGCCGGCATCACTCCAAAGACCAAAGAGTCGATGAAGTGGTTTCGTCAGCGTGCTCACGATATTCGTCGTGTGAAGCGAAACGATCTGATGAAATCGGAAGATGTCGATCTCCGTAATCGGACGGCTGTCGGTCGAATGTACTTCTGGTTCTACGATCCTAAGCACAAAAAGACGTTGCCGTATTACGACTCGTTTCCTCTTGGCATTATCATTGGACCAGCGAAGGGTGGCTTTCACGCTCTCAATCTACACTATCTACCACCGCTTATTCGAGCAGAGTTTCTCGATAATCTGATGGATCTTACAACAAACAAGAAATTCGACGACAACACACGATTCAAAGCTACGTACGAAATGCTCAATGGCGTAACACGCTATAAAGCGTTCAAGCCGTGTTTCAAGCACTATCTTACTAAGCATGTCCGCTCTCGGTTTGCACTTATTCCATCGTCAGATTGGGAGGTAGCAACCTTTCTGCCAGCGGCGGATTGGCAAAAGACTGGAGCACGTAACGTTTATCGTGACGCAAGAAAGGCACTCAAATGAGTTACAGTATCGAGCAGCTCAAGGGTGAAATTTCTCGAACCGGCGGGTTTGCAGTAGCAAACCAGTATCGAGTCGTTTTACCAGTCATCCCAGAAATTTATACGTCGGTGTTGAATCAGCCCACCCCACGGAGTCTGAACATTCTCTGTAAGAACGTGACGATGCCCGGTAGATTGCTCAGTACGATCGATAGAGAAATTGGTGTAGTAAACCAAAAGATCGCTTATGGTTTCATCAATGACGAAATCACGATGACTTTCACCGGTATGAACAACTACGGTGTTCGTCGCTATCTTGAAGACTGGCAAGACTACATCATGAATCCCGACACTCACGTTGTGAGATACAAGAATGAATACGCTCGAAAGATCATAATACAGCAAGTGAACAAGAAGGGATTCGTCACTTACTCAATAGAACTCGATAAAGCATTCCCAATGCAAATTGCAGCAGTCGAATTTTCGAATGACAATTCGCAACCAGTAGATATTGCTGCAACATTTTCGTACACCAAATGGAGACGTGTGGAGCAGAATAGTCTGCTGCCAGTTACACTATAAGGATTACCATGCTACCTAAGATCAATGACTCTATCAAATATGACGTGAAAATTCCTTCGACCGGGAAAAGGGTTCAGTTTAGACCGTACCGCGTCAAAGAAGAAAAGCAGCTGCTCTTGGCTGTCGAATCACAAGACATCAACCTCATGCTAAGAACAGTCGTAGATACGATTGAAGCATGTGTTTACGATAAACTCGATATCCCATCTCTCACAATATTTGATGTGGAATACCTCCTTCTGAAAATCAGATCAAAATCAGTCGGGGAAAAATCACACCTACATGTGAAGTGTGAGCATTGTAAAGCTCCAAATGAGTATGTCCTCAATTTGGACGAGATCGATATTGTTGTAGACAGCGAGAAGAAGAAACGGATCGAGTTGACCGACACGGTTTCTATCACGCTTAAGTGGCCATCATACGTTGCGATCGTAGAAGATGCTCATGTTTCTAACTCGACCAAGATGATTGATCAAATTTTCAATGTACTGATTCAGTGCATTGACTCTATCCAGAGTGAAGACGAGAATTTTCTTGCGAAAGATACATCCCGTGAAGAGTTGGTAGAATTCATCGAGTCTATGAATAATTCCCAATACGAAAAGCTATCAGAATTCGTTAACTCGATTCCAAAGCTTAAGCACACAATCGACTTCAAGTGTGCTGGTTGTGGTGAGGATAATTCAATCAAGCTCGAGGGCGTATACGATTTTTTCTAATAGCTCTCTCCCATGATACGTTGGCGAATTTCTATCGGACTAATTTCCAATTGAATCAAGAGTTTGATTATTCGCTAACCGAACTAGACGAAATGGTGCCATGGGAGAGAGAGATTTATGTTACATTGATTATGCAGAAGCTAGAAGAAGAAAAATTAAAGGCGATGCAAAATGGCTAAACCGGCAACACTTGGTGACGTAGTCACTGAGTTGAAAGAAACAAATAAGAACGAAAAAGACACCGGTAAGGGTCTGTCTAAATTGACGACCACTATCGGCGCTTGGATGCTTTTCACTCGTAGACGTGATGACATGCAAAGGTTGGAAACAGAAGAAGAGCGTCGTGAAGCTCGGGCTCGTTTCCAAAATTTAGTCGACAATTCAGCGTTTGATTTTGAGGGTGAAAGAGGTTTGAGAGATGTTCTACACGGAACGCTCTTAGGCTCGTTTGCTGCTAACTTCCTGAAGAACTTCATTGCACCAGTTGCCAAGATTGCCAAGTGGTTTGTCCGTGGTGGTGTCATAACCAGCGCAGCATTTGTTCTTTACGATCTCTTTTCTGACATTGGTGAGAACAAAGAGTTCATTGACACACTGACACGAGCAAAGGAAGTTTTCAGTCGAGACGTAAAGCCAGCATTCGATAAACTCGAAAAAGAACTAAATGAATTGGGTCTGGTGCTTGGTGATATGAGTCTTGACATTGGATCTATCAATGAATGGTATCATGGCCGTTTCAAAAATAGTCTTCAACAAGCTGTGATTGGTCAGCTCAACATTTCGGTCGATGCAATTTCTAATCTCTTCCAAGGTGGATCATTGTTGATGGATGGAGAGTTTGCTGAAGGTGTTAAGAAACTCTCTGATTCGATAGTTGCAACTCCATTCCGCCTAATCGATAATATTACGACAAACATGCTAAAGTCGCTTGGTATGAACACCGAATACGATTCAGCGCTCACAGCATTCAATGAAAAGATTGGTGCTGGAGCGCTGGAATGGTTTGAAAATTGGTTCTGGTCAGCTCTCGATAAGTTGTCGATTGCTCATACCACAATCATACCAACCGACTCTATTGCCAAAACATTCAACCGACTCATCGATTCTCATTCTCTGATGTTTGAGAGTGCGATGAATTTGAAGGTTGGAGAGTCGATGAATGACAAAGTCGATTCGACTATTGCAGCATTTGAGAGAATTTATGATGGTTTCATCAAAGGATTTAATGAAATTTTCAACTGGATAAGCTCAGTTCCTGATCGAATCATCAACCAGTTGAAGAGCTTTGTTCCGAAAAAGATGTGGCCTGAAGCGTGGGTTCAAGCGAATCAACAGCATATAGCAAAACCGATCGTGACTGGGAAACCATCATAAATACTCTCAAATGC